CCTAAGCAACAGAACAGGGTGGTACTGATACTCAACCCTGCCACAAAAGAGCATTGGATATACGGTAAATTCTTTGAGGACAAGGGTATCAGCCCCGGAAGCAACACCGAGCATGGAGATACCTGCTACATCCATACCACCTACCTTGATAACATCACCAACCTGCCTCAGTCCTTCCTGGATGAGGTAGCCATCATGAGAGAGCGGAGACCCGACAAGTACAACCACAGCATCCTTGGTGGATGGTTAGACAAAGCGGAGGGGGTTATCTTCAACAATTGGAGGTTAGGTAAGTTCATTGAGGTAAGTCCATCAGTGTATGGTCAGGACTATGGATTCTCACAGGACCCTACCACATTGGTAGAGACATCCATCGACACAAGCAACAAGGTGATCTATGTAAGACTCCACCTGTATGAGAAAGGACTCACCACCTCCATGATTGCTGACATCAACAAGAGCAGAGCAGGGAGCTCACTCATTGTGGCAGATAGTGCAGAGCCCCGTCTCATTACCGAGCTCAATGCAATGGGGTGCAATGTGGTTCCTGCCATTAAAGGACCTGACTCCGTGAGCTATGGGATAGCCCTCCTGCAGGACTATGACATGGTGATAGATGAGGGGAGTGTTGACCTGGTTAAGGAGCTGAATAATTACTGTTGGCTATCACAGAAGAGTAAGACCCCCATTGATAAGTACAACCATGCTATTGATGCTATTAGATACTCTATTTCTTACCAGCTCGAAAACCCAAATAAAGGAAAATACTATATAAAATAAAAAAGACTTAAAGTAAAGCTTCAAGTAAAGCAATATAAATAACTGAATAAGAATAGATTAAAAACAGGGTTAACACATGACAACTAACTGAGTTATTAAGGTATGGCTACCGTTGATATGTACGAGATGATAAAAGTGGTTGAGGCTTACATCCTTGAGAAGAAAGGCAGGAGGGTGCAGATAGAGTTCAACAACATACAGCGGTTTCCAGTGCACCTTGAGATGCTTGTTGCTTGTTACAATTACATTAAGAATGAAAGCAGAAATAACGATACCAAGTAACATGGGGGAGATACCGTTGAAAAACTACCAACGGTTCCTCAAGATGCAGGCAGAGTCCACCGATGAGGAGTTCATTGCACAGAAGATGATTGAGATATTTTGCGGCCTTGACCTCAAGGAGGTGGCCAAGATTAAGCTCACTGACCTGAATGAATTGATTGAGCACTTCAATAAGATATTCAATGAGCCTCCTAAGTTCTACCACAGGTTCAAGCTCAAGGATATGGAGTTCGGTTTCATCCCTAACCTGGAAGAGATATCATGGGGTGAGTACATTGACCTTGAGCATCACCTCAATAATTGGGATGATTACCACAAGGCAATGGCTGTGATGTACAGGCCCATAGTTAACACCAGGAAGGACAAGTATGAGATAGCTCCATACACAGCAGGAGAGGAGTACCATGAGCTCATGAAGTATATGCCGATGGAGATAGCTATTTCAAGCAGGGTTTTTTTTTACGATTTAGGGAGCGAGTTGTTAGACAGTACCCTGTCCTATTTGGAGATGGAAGTGAAGAAGATAGGGACAAAGAGGACTTCTCGGAGAGGGGCCAATTCAACAAACAATGGGGATGGTATTCTTCAATCTATGCAGTGGCTAAGGGAGATATATCCAAGTATGATGAAGTTACCGGCTATGGACTACATAAATGTCTCACCTATCTCACCTTCGAAAAACAAAAAACGGAAATTGAGCAAAGAGAAATACAACGAATAAATAAAATAAAATGACAGGATACTATACACTTGTAAAAGCACTCAAGGATCATTTCGATGCAGATGCCTTGGTTAACACCGTAACCAATGGTGATATCTTTGATGTGGATGTTGCCAAGCAGACCATCTTCCCATTGGTCCACACCATGGTAACACAGGCACAGTTTGAGTCCAACATCCAACGGTTCACCTTGACTATCTTCTGCATGGACATTGTGGATAAGGTAAAGGTGGAGGATGATACCAAATGGGAGACCAAGGACAACACCAATGATGCACTGAACAGCACCCTGCAGATACTCAACCGAGCATATCAGATGCTACTGCATGGTGCTCTGCATGACCTTAACTTCCATGTGGAGAACACACCGAGCTGTGAGCCATTTAGTGAGAGGTTTGAGAATGACCTGGTAGGATGGGCTATGACCTTGGATATCATCTGCCCTAATGATATGACCATCTGCTAATGGACCAACAGGAGACATACAAGGAGCTCAAAAAGTTTAGGGATAATGTTGTCAAGCAGGCCCGTGCTAACCTCACCCGTATGGGTAAGAATGCAAGCGGTAAGCTGTACAGGTCCATTGATGCTGAGGTGAAGGCAATGCCTAACAGCATTGGTATCTACTTTGACATGGAGACTTATGCAGCCTTCCAGGATAAGGGGGTGAATGGTGTATGGAGGGGCTTTGGTTCTCCGTATAGCTTCAAGAGTAAAATGCCACCACCATCTAAGTTAGATAAGTGGATAGTTCAGAAAGGATTGGCACCCAAGGACAAGCAGGGTAAGTTCATACCACGGAAGAGCCTGCAGTTCCTGATTGCACGTAGCATCTACAGGAGAGGTATCAAACCGAGCTTATTTTTCACTAAGGCTTTGGAGGGGGCATACAAAAAGCTCCCCGATGAGTTAATAAGTAAGTACGGATTGGATGCCGAGAAGCTAACAACCCAAGCATTAGATGACATAATAAATAGAGTAAATGCCAATAAACGCACGTAGCCCCCATGTGGTGCAGGTTAACAATGCACTGCAGTCAGGTAGTAAGATTGAGATTGATATATGGTACTACACAGGCTCACAGCCTTTGACACCTACCTATACCTTAAGCAAGAATATACCTGCAAGCAATAACACCGATACAGCCTACAACATAAGCCCCTATCTTAGGGAGTTCATGTTGCATAAGTTTACCGGTAACAACTACAGCACTAACCAATTTATCACGGACCAATATGAGTACGTATTTCTGCAGTACAGGACATACAGCCTCATTGGTGCATCTTATGTTCTGCAGAATACGGTAACAGATACAGCCTTTGATGGGTACGGATACTATGAGGAGGGGGTGAACATTGACCGGGGCAACATACTCCTTGGCAATGGTACCTCACATTACTATTGGCATGACAGCACGAACACTCCGAGCAGTAACCCTGCCCACCGTGCAGGGGTGGTGACTGCCAAGGTAAAGCGGTTCTGGTACTATACTCACATCCCCTTTGGTGGTGGTTCTCCTGTTACCTACACATTTACAGCTGATGGGGTGTATGACATCAAGCGAGTGCATGAGGGCAACTACGGAACAGGTAACACCCTGCAGATATTTGATAACCTCAACGTACTACAATGGCAGGGGTATTTCTACCCTAAGACTGAGTGCCGATATACACCTATGACCATTGACTTTGTAAACAAGTTTGGTGGATGGCAAAGGGAGTTCTTTTACAAGGCATCCTATGAGAATTTAGAAGTGAACAGCACAACATACAACCTCATGCCTTCTCAAGTGGTTCCTACCTTAATAAGTGAGGGGCAGAGGCACGTCATGAATAACAACGGGATACGCAAGTACACCATGAACACAGGATGGGTGGATGAGAGCTACGGGGAGACCATGCAGGAGCTACTACTTAGTGAGAGGGTGATATGGCAGTCGGGGAGTCAAACCCTACCTGTCAAGGTGAACACCAAGAGCATCAACAAGCAGAAGAATATCAACAATAAGACCATCAACTACTCCATTGAGATTGAGTTAGCTTATGACGTTATCCATAGCATAGTGTAATGAAGAGAGCAGTAAAGGTATACATTGAGGGGCAAGAGCTTGACCTCTTTGATGATGAGACAATACAGGTATCATCCAGTGTGCAGAATGTGTATGATATCAGCAAGAGCAACACTGATATATCACAGTCATTTACCGTACCTGGTACTGCAAGGAATAATCAAATTTTTCAGCACTTCTATGAGACGGATGTGGATAGTACCATTGACCATGGACTTCGGAGGGATGGCTTCATTGAGATAGATCTAACTACCTTCAAAAAGGGTAGGATACAATTAGACAAGGCGAATGTTGAGAAGGGTAAAATAAAGAGCTATACTATTACCTTCTATGGCAAGCTCGTAACACTCAAGGACCTGTTCGGTGAGGATAGACTACAAGACTTGGACCACTCAGGTATCAGCCATCAATATGATTGGACTGAGGTACATGGCAGGATAACGGGTGCAATTACAGGGGATGTACAATACCCACTCATCAGCTCCAATAGGCTGTGGGAGTACAACGGAAATAGTGCGTACTTCATACCTCCGAATTGGTTAACAGGTGTATCTACCAACAACAACATCCACACCGTAGGTGGTGCTATCAACGTATTGACTGAGCTCTTCCCTGCTGTGAGGCTGAATGCTATTGTAAACATGATAGCCACCAAGTACGGTATCACGTTCAATAGTAATTTTTTCAGCACTGAGCAATGGATGGCAGCCTACCTGTGGTATAAGAATAGGAATGATGTGCAGATAAGTACCCCTGCCAAGTATATTGATTTCGATGCATTGATTAACAACGTAACCCTTGACATTGATACGTCACTGTATGTAGACTTAGGGCAGAATAGCATCAACACTGTATATCAACCTGGTTTTCTTGTTAACAGTTATCACTATATTACCATTGATATTACAAGTGTTAGCTCTGGTGCGGTAACCTATTACATAGATAGATATATCAATGGTGCCTTTGCAAATACTTACACAGGTATTGGTGGAGACTTAAATGGCAATGCAGGCTACACTACGGTATATGTGCATCCGAATGTGGCAGGGTTGAATGATACCATACTCTTTAAGGTGCGTGCTGATGCTGCTTTGAACATTGATATGCAGGTTAAATATACCTTCCTAAATGGTTCTACCAACAGCTACAGCGAGTACTCTTGTGTGACTCAAAACTTAGTCCAGGATATTAACCTTGAGACCTTTGCACCTGATATGAAGGTAGCTGATTTCTTTAGTGGTATCCTCAAGGAGTTCAACATGGTGGTGGAGAATACAGGAGATAATGAGTATACGGTTGAGCCATTGCTTGATTGGTATGCATACGGTAGGATATATGACATCACTACAGCTACTGACTTTGACTCGTTTGAGATAGCCAAGGTACCACTATACAGAAAGATATCATTTAAGTACCAACAGAGTGAGAGTACTATGAATAAGTACTACCTACAACAATGGCAGAAGGAATACGGAGATACCGAGCACCTTTACCCCTACGATGGTGGTGAGTACAATATCCAGGTGCCATTTGAAAATCTAATGTTTAACCAATACGATCATGCAGGTGTAGCAACAGGTTTGCAGGTAGGGTTCTCACTCAACAGTGCACTTGCTCCATACGTACCCAAGCCATGCATCCTGTACCGGTATGGATTGGTGACAGGATTGCCTCATACTATAAAGTTCAAGGATGGGGTGAGCAGTGCATCTGCCGATGATCAATATGTAATGTTTGGACAGGACTACACCAACAGCACAACAAGTATACAGTACTCCTTGAATTTTTCAGCGGAGACAAGTACCTACCACAGGTATGCCATACAGCAGGGAGTATTTGCTACCTATTACTTTCAGTATCTCTACAACCTATACAACCTTAAGAACAGGATAACCACGGTTAAGGCAGTATTGCCACTCAGCATCCTATCTACACTTAGGCTCAATGATAGGTTAATCATTAGAGATAAGAGGTATATCATCAACGATATACAAACTAATTTAACAACAGGACAGGCTACCTTGAGACTACTCAATGACTTCATGCCTGTTGGTCCTGAGAACATACCACCTGACCCAACACCAGAAGAATGATAATTGAAAACATCGTAAAAATGCTGAGCCTCACTGACCACCTTGGTAAGAGTGAGCTCATTGAATTAGCCAAGGGTAAGTACCAACTCAACAACACCACTAAGAGGGTGTACAAACAAGCCATGCGTGAGTTATATATGAACAGAGCTAAGAGACAATGGCAGAAACAAGGGTAGTAAATTTAGAGGTCAAGGACAACACTAAGAGCCTTAAGGCACAGCTCAAGGAGGCACAGATGGAAGTGCAAGCCTTGGCTGATAAGTATGGTGCAACATCCGTACAAGCTAAGGAGGCAGCCAAGAGAGCAGCAGACCTCAAGGATAGGATTGGTGATGCTAAGGCCTTGACTGATGCCTACAACCCCGATGCTAAGTTCAAGGCTTTCGGTGCTGCACTAACAGGTGTGGCAGGTGGGTTCTCTGCTGTTACCGGAGCCATGGGATTGCTCGGCACTGAGAGTGAAGATGTACAAAGAGCAATGCTCAAGGTACAGAGTGCTATGGCCATTACATCAGGACTCAACGCACTTGGTGAGGCAAGAGATAGCTTTAAGAATGTAGGTGCACAGGTCAAGGATTTAGCTGTTAAGTTAGGTATTCTCAAGGTAGTTAAGGATACAGATACAGCATCTACCACAGCCAATGCTGCAGCTCAAAGTGCTAATGTTGTAGCTACGGAGGCACAGGTTGCAGCCAATGGTCAAGCGGCAGCAAGCTACAAGGCGGTAGGTGTGAGTGGTAAGACTGCTTTCAATGGCATCAAGGGTGCAATGGCTGCCACAGGTATTGGTGCCTTGGTGGTTGCACTCGGTTTGATTGTTGCCTATTGGGATGACATCAAGGCCGCTGTTAGTGGTGTATCCAAGGAACATAATAACCTGATTGAACAGGATAAGAAAAGGGCTGAATTAGCTGAGAAGAGCGTGCAGTCATTTGACCTGGAAGCCAAGGCTTTGAAGTTAGCCGGAAAGAGTGAGAAAGAGATTAACCTGCTAAGGCTTGACAGGTTGAAAAAGGCAGTACTTGCACAGGAGCAGTACATTGCTGATATGGAGGTACGTAAGAAAATGGAGATAGAGGGTGAGAAGAGAAACCTCGGTATCCTTAAGAATGTTGCCCGTGTTGGTTTGGAGTTAGGTACCTCGACTCTAAGACTATTGGCATTGCCGATTGATACAGCTACCACAGCAGTTAACTCACTCAGTGAGGCCCTTGGGTTTGGTAAGGTTACTACCTTCAACATCAACAAAGAAATATCTAAGTTCAATGAGTATGCATCCGAGGGACTTGCTAAACTTATCTTTAACCCTGAGAGTGTAAAAGCGGAAGGGGATAAGACTATTGATGAGGCCAAGGCTAAGTTAGACCAATTTAGGGGGCAGGTATTGGATGCTGAGATAGCTCTCCAGGAGATAGATAAAAATGCAGCAGAAACCCGTAAGAAAAATGCAGAGAGTGAAGCAGATGCATTGCTCAAGCAACAAGAAGAGGAGGCAGCTGCCAAGCGTAAACTAAGGGAGGAGGAGCTCAAGCTAATTAAAGATGATCAACAGAGGGAGATTGAGCAGAACAAGTTTAAGTATGACATCCTCATTGAGGACCTCAAGAAAAATAAGAAAGAGCTCAACGATACTGACCGTGCACTCATTGCTACCTATGAGGCACAACGGTTGAAAGATGAGGAGGCTATCAATGCCAAGTATCAAAAAATACGGGATGACCATGATGCCAAGGTATTGGCTGATATGAAGGCTGCCGATGCTGCTGAATTAGCTGCATTCTTTGAGGGTGAGAATATCAAGATTGCTGCAATGCAGGCAGGCTTCGACAAACAGAAAGCCATCCGTGAATTGGCATACAAGCAAGAGGTAGCAGATTTAGCCGCTAAACTTGATGAGGGTAAGATAACACAGGAGCAGTATGACATGGCCAGTGTGACTGCCACCAAGAAACTCAATGCAGATATACAGGCTCTAAGACTTGAGGACCTCAACGCTGAGAAGGCTAAGATGGAGCAGAAGCAAGCACTCCAACAGCAAGGTATGGATGTAGCTCTGCAGGGTGTTGATTTACTCAAGCAAGTATTTGGTAAGTCCAAGGCAGTGCAGAAGGGTGCAGTATTGGTGGAGTCTGCTGTTGGTATTGCTAAGATGATACAGGCTAACAACATTGCGAACATCGGTGCATTGGCTACTCCTCAAGCCATTGCAACCAGTGGTGCAGCTGCAGCTCCGGTGATTGCACTGAACAACATTAGTACAGGTATTGGTATTGCTGCTAACATTGCAGCTACAGCCAAGGCATTGAAGGAGATAGGTGCAGGAGGTTCAGTGAATGCTCCATCTTCAACAGGTGGCAGTGGTGGTTCTGCAGGTGGTGGTGGTGGTGGAGCTATGCAAGCACCTAACTTCAACGTGGTAGGTAACAATGGTATCAACCAACTTGCACAGCTACAACAACAGCCCGTCAAGGCATACGTGGTAGGTGCAGAGGTAACTACTCAACAGGCATTAGATAGAAATAGAATAAGTACAGGACAGCTATGAAAATAATCGAATTAGTATTGGATGAGAATGACCAGGATACAGGGGTGTATGCTGTTAGTGTGGTAGAGGACCCTGCCATTGAGGAAAACTTTGTCAAGTTGAGCAAGCAAAAGATGGAGCTTGCAACCGTGGATGGTGAGAAAAGGATCCTCATGGGGCCTGCCTTGATACCTAACAAGCAGATATACCGGAAGAATGATAAGCACGGTGAGTTCTATATCTACTTCAGTGAGGAGACAGTACGCAAAGCAAGTGAAATGTTCTTCAAGAATGGCAAGCAGAACAATGCTACCTATGAGCATGAGAAGGAAATTGATGGCATGACCGTGGTTGAGTCCTGGTTGATTGAGGACCCTGCCAAGGATAAGAGTGCTATCTATGGGTTTGACCTTCCTAAAGGTACGTGGATGATAAGCATGAAGGTAAACAATGACAGCGTATGGAATAAGGTCAAGGATGGTGAGGTAAAAGGTTTCAGCATCGAGGGATACTTCGCTGATAAGTTAGACCTTGCATCCATGAGAACAATGGAGGAGGAAAGAGAGTACCTGATTGAGCAGATTAAGAACGTGCTACGTGGTAAGGAGTTAGCAGATGAGAGCTACAATGACTACCCTTCGGTAGTTAGAAGGAATGCACAGAGAGGTATTGCACTGAATGAAAGGAATGGCAACAAGTGTGCTACTCAAGTGGGTAAGATACGAGCTCAGCAGTTAGCCAATGGTGAGAAGGTGAGCATTGAAACCATTAAGAGAATGTACAGCTACCTGTCAAGAGCTGAGGTGTACTACAACCAAGGGGATAGCAATGATTGCGGATATATCAGCTACCTACTATGGGGAGGTAAGGCAGGATTGATGTGGGCCAAGTCTAAACTCAATGAAATAGACAATGAGCAAGGCTAAGGGCAACACAGGTATCTCCTTTGTGAGGAAACCAAAGAGAAAAAGACCAGGTATCCACTCCAAGTGCCGAGCATCACGGAGCAAGGGTGCCAAGAATTATGTTAAACTTTACAAAGGACAAGGCAAATGAGTAAGCAAAAAGAACAAACTAAGAGCTCACCACAAGGTGGTAAGCGTGGATGCCTCTGCAAGGATGGAAAATACAGGTCAAAGTGCTGTGATGGTACCCTGCAAGCACAAGGTATTGGTAATATCGGAGGCAAAGTACAGCCTTGATTTACAATAAATTGCCTACATAAAGGTATACAATGTTAATTAAGTTGAGTTATTAAAGAAAAATCATGAAAGAAAACACAATTTTAACCAGGATTGCTGCCCTCCTTGGCATGAACAAGGTAGAGTTAGCTACAATGAAGCTCATGGATGGGGTTACTATCCTTGAGGCTGATGCATTTGAGGCCGGTATGGAGGTCTTTATCGTTACTGAGGATGAGCAACGTGTTGCTCTACCTGTTGGTGAGTACCAAATGGAGGATGGGAGAATGTTAGTGGTAGCTCAAGAGGGCATCATTGCAGAGATTAAAGAGATGGAGGAGGAAGCTCCCGAGGTAGAAGAGGCTCCTGAGGCTGAGGCTCCAATGGTAGAGGAGGAAATGGCTGATGAGGCTATCCCTGTAGCTCCTAAAAAAGTAATTAAGTCTACAATTGAAGAGATGTTGTTCTCTAAGATTGAAGAATTGAAAGCTGAGAATGAGGCACTGAAGGCACAACTATCCGAGCAGCCTGTAATGGAAGAGGCTCCTGTAGTTGATGAGCCTGCTGCTAAGCCCATTGCTCACAACCCTGAGAAACCGCAAGCACAACCACAATTTACTTGGGGTCAAAGTGCAGGTGTATCAACATTTGATCGTATAATTTCTAAACTAAACAAATAACAAAAAATGGCTACTTCGATTACTACCACTTATGCTGGTGAGTTTGCAGGCAAGTATGTTGCTGCTGCTCTTTTATCTGCTCCTACCATTGAAAAGGGTGGAGTTACTGTACTTCCTAATGTACGTTACAAGCAACTTTTACAGAAGGTTGCTGATACTAACCTTGTAAGAAATGCTACTTGCTCCTTCACGGATGCATCTACCATCACTCTTACTGAGCGTTTCATCACAACCAAAGACCTACAGGTAAATTTGGAATTGTGTAAGGCCGACTACTTTAATACGTGGCAAAGTGCTGAGTTAGGTTTTTCTAACTTCAAAGAATTGCCAAAATCTTTGGCTGACTTCATGATTGCTCGTGTTGCTGAGCGTGTTGCTGCTAACATTGAGACTGCTTTCTGGACAGGTGCAACTGCAACCAATGGTTCGTTTGATGGTATCTCTACTATCGTAGCCCTTGACCCTGCTCTTCCTGCTGCTCAAGAGGTAACCGGTACAACTGTTACTGCTCTTAACGTAGTTACTGAGTTAGGTAAGATTGTTGATGCTATCCCTGCTGCTCTTTATGGTAACCCAGGATTACGCATCTATGTATCCACTAACATTGCTAAGGCTTATGTACGTGCATTGGGTGGGTTCTCTACTGTATCAGGTGTAACAGGTAACGTAGCTCCTGCTCCTGGTGTTGGTGGATTGTCAACTACTTGGTACAACCAAGGTGCTTTGAGCATTGATGGTATCGAGATATTCTGGGCTCCAGGATTGGCTGCTAACACTGCAATTGCTACAACTGTAGATAACCTATTCTTCGGTACATCTGTATTGAGTGACTTGAATGAGGTTAAAGTTATCGACATGGCTGACATTGACGGTTCACAAAATGTGAGAATGATCATGCGATTTGTTGGTGGTGCTCAGTACGGAGCTGTTGAGGATGTTGTTACCTACGGTATCGTAAACTCAGTTAACTAATACTAATCATGGGGGTGGGTAACACTGCCCCCTTTAATACTTAATAAAATGCCTTGTACAATTTCAAATGGCCGCACCGAGCAATGCAAGGATAGCATCTCAGGTATCCAAGCGGTATATCTATTAAACTACGGTATATATGACCCGGACCCCGCTCCATCAGGTGATGTTACCTATGATGTTACTCTAGGATTTGAGGACCAAATCACAGGTATTGCTTTGCCTGCTTTGTCCTCTATCTACAAGTATGAGCTTAAAGGGAACAACGGTTTCAACACTACCATGAACACATCCCGTGAGAATGGTACTACTTTCTTCACTCAAACTTTGACTATTGAATTGAAGAGACAAGACCCTGTATTCCACAAGCAGTTCAAAATCTTAGCTTATGGCCGTCCACACATCATTGTACGTACCAACGGAAACCAATTCTTTTTAGCAGGTCTTTACAGAGGATGTGATGCTACTGCAGGAAGTGTTGAAAGTGGGGTACAGTATGGTGATTTTAATGGTTACAAAATTACTTTTGAGGCCATGGAGGAGAAGCCTGCGAACTTCCTTGACTGTAATACTGAGGCTGACCTACTTACCTTGTTAGGTTCACCTACTTTGGTTACTACTTAATAGTATACCATATCAACTGAGAAGGGGGGCACATTGCTCCCCTTTCTTTTTTGGCAACAATTTACAACTTGGTGAGTTATATATATATGCAGGTAGTTACCACCGATAATGTCAATGACCAATTTATATACTTTATCCCAAGGGAAAGTACTGTAGATACCATGCACCTCACAGATGAGAGCACCAATGTAGAGGTAGCTGTACCCATTACAACCTATACACCTGGTGACTACACCGATGAGATTGAGGCAGTCTTCCCATGTCAAGAGGGGCACTACTACCGTTTAATACTGAAAGACAATGCAGGAGTGGAAGTGTACCGAGATAGACTATTCTGCACGGACCAAGCACCTGCTAACTATACACCCAACAGCTCTGCCTACGTAGCTCCAAGCAGTGCTAATGACTTTTTAATGTACTGATATGAACAACATCCACATAGTTAATTTAGCGGCCTATGAGCCACCTGTTATCAAAGAGAGTAAAAGAGATAATTGGGTGGAGTACGGGGAGAACAATTTACATTACCAGTGGTTGCTTGATAGATACATCAACAGCACCACCAACAATGCAGTGATCAACAACATAGCCCGATTGGTATACGGCAAAGGGTTGAGAGCATTGGATGCAGGCAAGAAGCCCAATGAGTATGCACAGATGATTGCTCTATTTGATAAGGAGTGTGTGCGAAAAATGGCCCTTGACTTTAAGATGTTAGGGCAGTTTGCTATCCAAGTGCTATACACCAAGGACCACAAGAAAATAGCTAAGGCATACCACATACCGGTACAACTATTACGAGCTGAGAAGTGCAATGAGGAGGGGGAGATTGAAGGGTATTACTACTCCGATAATTGGGCTGAGGTAAAGAAATACCCACCAACAAGATACAGTGCCTTCGGCACCTCCAAGGATGACATTGAGATATTGTTTGTCAAGCCTTACTCAGTGGGGATGAAGTACTATGCCTACCCTGACTACCAAGGTGCACTACCCTATGCAGTATTGGAGGAGGAGACAAGTGACTACATGATTAACCTGGTACAGAGCTCCTTTTCACCGAGCACTATTCTTAACTTCAACAATGGGGTACCATCGGAGGAACAGCAACAGCAGATTAAGAGTGATGTGATGAACAAGCTCACAGGACCAGGTGGAGATAAGATTGTGGTATCCTTCAACCAAAACAAAGAGACTGCTGCCACCATTGAAAATATGCCGGTACAGCAGGCACCCGAGCTATACAAGTATCTCAGTGAGGAGTGTGTACGCAAGATATTGATAGGTCACAACGTGACATCACCACTGCTCTTTGGTATTGCTACTACCACAGGCTTTGGATCCAATGCAGATGAGCTGAAAAATAGTGCTATCCTGTTCAATAACATGGTGATTGTGCCATTGCAGGAGGTCATGCTTGATGCCTTTGATAAGATACTTGCCTATAATGGGATTGCTTTGAAGCTATATTTTGAGACATTGAACCCATTAGACCAAAGTGGTGACTTGACTACTGCTGATGAGATAACTAAGATATCGGATGCACTGAATAAAATGTCACCCAATGTAAGTGCTAAAGTACTTGAGGCCATGACATCCGATGAGTTGAGAGCATTGGCAGGCTTGAAACCTGCACCCGTACAGCTCAAGAAAGAGGATGTAAGTGATGAGGTGCTCAATGAGGTCCTTGGAAACCTTGACGGGGAGCAAGTGGATGGAGAGGTATGGGAGCTTGTTGAGGAGAGAGAGTACTCTGCCGATAATGACAGCACTGAGGATTGGGCTAACCGAGTCTTAGCACCCAAACCATCCATGTTGCAGAGACTTGCATCCGTGATTAAGAGCAACCCGAATGGATTTAGCTACCTGGATAAGTCCATCTATAAGGTGAGATACCGGTACAGTGAGAGATACAACAAGGATAACAGCCGAGACTTCTGCAAGCAGATGATGCGAAGGACCAACAACGGAGTGGTATACCGATTGGAGGACATTGATGCTGCAAGCAGAGCAGGAGTGAATGAGGAGTTAGGGCACAAAGGACAGCCTTATGATTTATTTAAGTTCAAAGGTGGTGTGAATTGTGGCCACTTCTGGACTGAGCAACTATACCAACGGAAGAAAAACCCCGATGGAACATTGAGGCCCGATAAAGCCCTCTCAAGCAACGAACAGGTAGCAACCATACCTAAGAGCTACCAGCCTAACCCAAGAGGCTCAGGTGAGGCTAATACCCCTCCTATTGATATGCCTAACAATGGACACCATCCCGATTACAATAAATAATGGAAGCACTACTCATAACAAGACAAGACCTGGTTAAGTATACTGCTGTCAATGGCAACGTAGATACTGACAACTTCATCCAATGGATAAAGGTAGCCCAGGATATTCACCTTCAAAACTACCTCGGTACTGACCTATTCAACAAACTTAAGGCCGATGTACTTAACACTGTGAGTGGTGCAGGTGTACCTACTACCACAGCCTTGACTGCAGGAGGTACAGGATATACTAACCTCACAGGTATTGCCTGCTCAGGTGGTACAGGTGCAGGCTTTGGTGTTGACTTGGTTACAGCAGGTAACGTGGTGGTATCTTACACCGTAGCTACTGCAGGAACAGGCTACACGGTAGGTGATGTACTAACCATCCAAGCAGGTAACAATGACGCTACCATCACCGTGCAAGCCATTGATGAGATACAACAGCCCTACCTCAACCTACTCACTACCTATGTGAAGCCTTGTCTCATCCATTGGGCCATGGTAGAATATCTGCCTTTCAGTGTGTATACTATTGCTAACAAGGGAGTGTTCAAGCATAGCAGTGAGAATGCTACCCCCATTGAGAAACCCGAGCTTGATATGCTGATTTCCAAGCAGAGGGATATAGCTCAAAACTATACTCAAAGAATGATAGATCACCTGCAGTTTAACAATGCACTCTACCCCGAGTACCATACGAACAGCAATGGTGACATTTATCCTGATACTAACAATTACAATATAGGATGGGTACTGTAAGAAAACCGAACAAGAGCAACATCAAAAAACTATTAACCTACTTAAACAGCAACAATGGCAAATGATATAGGATGGGGGCAACCGTACAGCATTGAGAATGGCTTTGGTATGGCTGCTGTTAACGGAGCCCTTGAGGGGTATGGTACGGTAGTTATCAATAGCTACTCAGGAGAGACTGATATCAGCTCCATTGATGAGGATAATAGAGTTACAATAATTGATGAGAGCCCAGTGTTATATGAAGATGCAGGCTTTCTTTATATTTTCTTTAATCTATCCGAGGGTATAGTGCCACAGTCAATGTCAGTTGATTTATATGCAGGTGGTGATTTGTATACAAGTGTAAGTTTAACTACCGATGGTATCAACTTATTATCTGGTTCAGCACCTACTACATGGTATGCTGTTTTGACTATTAACATTGACACAGAGACAAGTTACACCTTTACATCCAATACAATTGTGGGGTCATGAGTAACAACATTAAACCAAGCAAGTACCCTGTGGGCCCCGATGATGAGGCTGCATTGTTTGACCAAGCAGTTGCTGCAGGTCGAGCAGGTAAGCAGGATACCTTGGTTAGTGGTACCAACATCAAGACAATTAACGGAGCCTCTGTACTTGGTGAGGGTGATTTAACAGTTACCGGTAGTGGTAACCCCTCTACCATTG